TTGCCGCTTGATATTCTGCGTCGTGGTTATATGACTGTGAAGGTTCAGAAAGGAACTCCGGTTAAAAATGCTACCGTTTATGTAAGGAAAGATGGCGGTACAGACGATTATCCTGTTGGCGGGTTGGAGTGCGATTCTGATACTAGCAATACCGTAGAGTTGACAAGCGTTAAATTTATGGGCGAGGCTGATGCTGACGGCAACGTTGAAATTTCGTTTAATATTTAAGTAAGTATATAGGAGGAGTTAACATTATGATTACATATGATAGATACACAATTGATAGTACTGGTGCCTTCATGATAGGAGAGTTGGAACGTCTAGATAAAACTCTTCATGAACCGTTAGTTTCAATTACGTGGGGTCGTGATATTGACCTACGTGAAGATGTTTCTATGGCAGATGATGCTTCCAGCTTTACAAATTCTACTTTCGCAGCAGCAGGCAGCATGGATTCTACAGGAAAGAACTTTATTGGGAAGAATAGTAATGCTATTCCTGGAATCGCTGTGGATATTGGAAAGACTTCTAACCCTCTGTATTTGTGGGGTATGGAAGTTTCCTACACGATCCCAGAGTTACTATCTGCTCAGCAACTTGGTCGTCCGGTTGATGCTCAGAAATATCAGGGCATGCAGCTTAAGTGGCAGATGGATATTGATGAGATGGTGTACATTGGCGACACTGCTGTGGGGAAGAAGGGACTGTTGAATTCGGATAGTGTTACATCTTCTTTTGTTGAAGAGGGAGCAAAGGGCGATACTCAGTGGACTGAGAAAACTCATGATGAGATTTTGAGGGATGTTAACGACCTTATTGTTGCTTGCTGGGAGAATTCAGGAACAGCTGTGTGTCCAAGCAAAGTTCTCCTGCCTCCTACACAGTTTGCTCAGATTACTTCCCGCAAGGTTTCTGAAGCAGGTAATATTAGTATTCTTCAATTTATTGAGGATAACTGTATTGCTTTGAAAATTAACGGTAAGAAGCTTGATATTCAGCCTTGCAAATGGCTGACAGGTTTGGGAACTCAGGCTGGTTCACCTGCTGCAGGGACTGACCGCATGATTTGTTATTCTCAGGATAAGAATCGTGTTCGTTATCCGCTGGTTCCGCTACAGAGGACTCCTCTTGAGTACAGGAGCATTTTCCACCTAACTACTTATTTTGGTAAGTTGGGAGTGGTGGAGATTGTGTATCCTGAGACTGTGTTGTATATGGACGGGATTTAAGTAACATTTACAAAAGGAGTGGAAGATGGAGATTAAATTTAAAATACCCGTTTTATTACCGGAGGGAGGCGGTAGAAAGGTATATAAACCGGGGGTTCATAATCTTGATGAGTCGGTAATTAATCACTGGTTTATCCAGGGATTAATAGCTTCGGGAGCCGCCGTTCTAGAAGCTCCTATTCCTCCTGGCGAGATTGAGCCCCCGGTCAAAATTAAGAAGGAGAGGGGGAGTTCCACAGAGGTTAAGTGGAACTCCCTTTTGAAAGAATTACAAAAAGAGAAGGATAAAGATATAAGAGGTAGTTGATGGCTTTTGAAGTTGCAGAATTTATCGAAGCGTTTCCAGAATTTGCTGATGAGAGTGCCTATGGGACTATGAGATTTTGGGCGGATGTGGCTGATAAAAGATTGAATGTAAATAGATGGGGTGAATTATTGCAACAGGGGATATATTTATTTGTTGCACATAATATTGCTTTGTCTAGGCAGGCACAAGATGCAGCTGATAGAGATTCAGGAGTGACACAGAGTACGGGCCTAATCGCAAGTAAAAGTGTTGGAGGTGTTTCTGTATCGTATGATACAAATGCTTCGTTGCTCAGAGATGCAGGAAATTTCAATATGACCCGGTATGGAAGAGATTTTCTACAATTGGCTAGGATTGTAGGTATAGGAGGAATGCAGTTATTAAAAACGGATATTGAAGTATGATTATAGATGTAATAGAAACAGATAAGATTGTATTGGATGCTATTTTGGAGCATATAAAGAAATTTTCTTTATATGTAGGAATACCTGAAGATACATCTGAGCGAAAAAGCCCAAAGAGGAAAGGAGAAGCGGAGTCTAGAGTAGATGAGGGAATGAATAATGCACAGTTATTATTCATTCACACAAATGGGTCTCCAATAAAGGGGCTACCTGCTAGACCTGTTTTAGAACCGGCGATTGAAGACCCTGACAACAAAAAGAGGATTAACGCTCTTATGTTTGATGCCACTTTGAAGGGATTTAAGGGTGATAAGGCTGGATTTAAATCAGGAATGGAGAAAGTAGGAATACTTGCTCAAAATGTTGCAAGGCAGTGGTTTGTTAATCCTAAAAATAATTGGGCACCTAATAAACCTTCTACGATTAGAAGAAAATTGAGCAGGAG